AAGACTATGTGGGAAGAAGAGTACTGGAAGATTTATAATCTTGCTCTAAAGGAAGAACCTTTAGTTGAGGCAGTTGGCCTCCCAGAACCTTTGAAAGTTAGGGTGATCTCAAAAGGACCACCTCTTCTTTACACTTGTCTTAAGCCTGTCCAAAAGTGGCTTTGGTCTGTTTTAAAAAAACATCCTCCTTTCGAATTGATAGGACGATATGTCCTTCCGGAGGACATAGACCGAGTTTTGGGCGATATTGTACCGGATAGCGAAGAAGCTGTCTCGGGTGACTATGTGAGTTCAACAAATAGGTTGCATGGATGGGTTTCTGAAACCATCTGCGACCGGATTATGTTGAGATTAGGGGAAAATTTACCCCGGGAGGATTTAAATCGTCTCCCAGTTGGTTTTATGTCCAACTTAAGGACTCTTATGTTAAGAGCCTTGACACGTCACATTTTCATGGATAATGGTGAAGAGAAACCCCAGACCGAAGGTCAATTAATGGGATCAATTGTTTCTTTTCCAATCCTCTGTATCGCCAATGCTGCTTTGTGCAGGATGGCTCTTGAAGGCGCCTTTAAACAAGCGAACAACATGTGGGGTTTTAACCTCCATTATGGTCTAACAAAGACTAGTCGTTCCCCTTGCCCACTTCTCATTAATGGAGACGATTGTCTCCTTAAGGGACCGAAAGTCCATTTGAGAAATTGGTGGGAGGCCGTTACAGCTTATGCTGGCCTCGAGTCATCGGTAGGAAAGACCTACTTTTCTTCTGACTTTTGCACCATTAACTCCACAATATTTGTGCGTGGAGAATGGGACCATGAGAGCCTTAGTTATGCTTGGACGGAGTCTAAGTATATCAATTTGGGCCTCATGAAAGGGGTTAAGAGGATGGGAGCTGGGCTGAATAAGGCCTTTTGCCCTCAGGTTGGGATTCACCAACTCGGAGTCATTTGCCGCGAATTGAAGCGGACATGTCCCGACCTCCTCTGGCCGAAAGTCAAAGAAAGATTTATATATTACAATAAAAAGGAACTGGATCGTTATCCAGGTCTTCCATGGTTTGTTCCCGAGTGGCTCGGGGGTGTAGGTCTGCCCTGCGACAATTATGACGAAATTAGTCAAATTGACAGGTGTGCAGCCACGGCAATTAAATATAAGTTTGCCGACCGTAATTGGTCACCAGTCCTTCCCAAGGACATGCAAATGTGGAAGATGCATGAGCTAATAATGAGAGATCTCCCTACTAAGACGGTATGTTATTACCGCAAGCTCGTTAATGAGCTTGGAGAAATCGAAGA